ACAGAAATAACATGGAGGCAAAAAATGGATACAACTTACACAGTAGTGGTGATTACCGATGGCGTGAAAGAGTGGGCAAAGAATTACGATAATGCGTTAGATGCAGTCAGCGCATACAACAAATTCATTGACCATGGCACATGTGTGCATGAGCGCGTCATCAGCCTGATTGAACCAAGCGGCAAATTCCACAGCAAAATCTTCTTAAACCCAGTGGGTTTGGCGATACACTAAGACGGTCCAAAAAATAACCTGAAAGGGGTAAATCATGGATTCCAAAATAACTAGGTGTAAATGCGGCGCATGGAAAGTAGTTGATGCGACCTGCGGAGTATGTAGCAAACTGGAGGTTAGGGGCTAGGGATAACCCGCCTCAAGCAAGCGCTTTTAGTAGCCCTTTTAGGGGTTGGGCTTGCTTTACCTCATTCGCAAGCGGTTGCGCCACAACCGACTGATAAGCAAATGCGTATGCACATTGTGCGCACAATGGAGCCAAAGACTTACGCAAAGTACCTCATCAAGAAGAAGTGGAAGAATTCCGATGCTCAATACAAATGCGTAGCGCAGTTGTGGGGCAAAGAGTCGGCATGGAATTACAAAGCCAAATCGCCAACTCATGATTACGGAATTCCGCAACGCCATATGAAGCACAACACGGTGACTGAGATTGCTGACTTTATGAAAGACCCACAGGTGCAAATCCGATGGGGCTTAAATTACATAGAGCATAGATACGACTCACCATGCGGTGCGTTAAAATCGTGGCTATCAAGAGCGGATAAAAACGGTAGAGGTGGTTGGTACTGATGTCTATAATTTTTCCTAATCATTGGGAACCAGTGGCTCCCCACATTGACCCTGAAGAATGGGTTGAAGATGACGATGAGGAATAATTGGACAAAAAAGTAGTAAAAATAGTTGAAGAAAGAGCGGGCGATTACTGCGAAGTTTGCGGTCAGCCCGCTCTGCCATCTATGGCGCTTCATCACCGTAAATTGCGAAGCAGAGGCGGCAAAGACACGCCCAGTAACTTAATTCGCATACATCACGGGTGTCATAACTTACGCACTGATAGTATCCACCTGAATCCTGAAAGAGCGTCACAAAAAGGTTGGACTGTAGGTTCATGGCAAGAACCAACAAATGTTCCTTTTTCTCGCCCTGACGGTTCAATAGTTTTGTTACAAGATAACGGCTCAGTACAAATACTTATGGAAGGTGATTAATGGAAATTAGAGTTAGAGGGCGGTTGGGTAACGACCCCGAATTAAAAACAGTTGGTGCAGATAACTTATCGCTGGCAACATTTTCGCTGGCACATACACCGCGTTCTAAGAAAAATGGCGAATGGGTAGATGGCGATACAAATTGGTATCGCGTAGTTCGCTTTGGTTCAGGCGCAGAAGCAGTTGCACAAACAATCAAAAAAGGCGATGAAGTAATTGTTATTGGCACAATGAAACTAAACAATTACACGGACAAAAACGGTGTAGAAAAAACACAAATGGAAATCACTGCATCAGAGATTGGTGTAGTACCTAAGATTGCACGAAACAAAACACAATCAAATGACGGAGGGCTAGAGCCATGGTAGAAGATAATCTTGTAAGCGCCGCAGAAGCGGCAGAAATCTTGGGCATCAAGATGAATAACCTGCGTCAGATACAACACCGCAAAACCCTGGTGTGGGTGCAAAAGGCTGGTCGTAATGTTTATTACAAGCGTGATGATGTAATGAACTACAAGGCTAAGCGTGATGCTCGCAATGGCTGATTTAGAAAACTTACAAAAAATGTTGCGCTCGCTAGAGATTCAGGCGCGACAAAAAGTAATACAAGAAATAAACGCTTTTGCTAACGACTATCACCATCACATTGATGGACGAGATGTAGTCATTGTTGAGCAGTTGCTTGAGTTTTTGAAAGATGTTCCTGTAAAGGAATAGAGCCATTTCATCACAGTGCCACTTTCTCATTGTGATGATTACAAAAGCCACCCGCATCGTGTGGCGCTCGCAACGGTGCATAAAATTTAGGAGCGTACATGATTCAAGATGACCCTGAAGTACACCTGGCGCTGACCTTGCTTGCGGATAAATTACGAGCCAAAGGCAAGGAAGCCCTAGCGTTTAAGATTGAGAATCTCATGGAATTACTCATTGACGAACTAGAAGCGGACAAAAAGAAAAAACCCTAATATCGGGTCATGTCATTAGCGATAACAGATGATGTCACTCTTGAGGACATTGATGAGGCTATCAAGCACATCTATGGCATGCTCAAAACTGATGAGTTTGGCAATCGCATGAATTGGCGCAAAAAAGAATTACTGCAAAAAAGCATTGATGACTTACTTGATGCCCGTATATCACTAGCGTCAGGAGAGAAGGTATTTGACTAATGGGATATTTTAAGTGCTTCCTTTGTATAGGTCAGCCAACATTTCCCGTTAAGGACAACCAGGATTCATACAAAGAATCACATAAACATTACATGACTTATCATTTCAAAGGAGAAGAAAATGCCACGCAAGAGCGCCAAACAAATAGTTGAAGATGTTGTAAGCAAGGTCAATGAAGAATTACCGACCAAAAAGAAAGCGCCAAAAAAGGAAGAAACACAAGAGGCTGTAGAGCATCACCGCCTATGTATGACTCTTGTTTCCCCTGGTAGTGCATGTAATTGCCCTGTATCTGTACAACGCTAAATTTCGTACTAAATATAGTTCAACTTGAAGTTCCATAATTTATGGGATAATTTTGCAGGTATGCAGGAAAAAGACGGCTTAGCACAACTCAAGCGTGAGAACCGCGCTGTGGAGTTACGCCATGACCACGGATTGACTTTTGCCAGCATTGCACGCGAATTGGGATACGAAACGATTGCAGGAGCGCAGAAAGCCTACAAGCGAGGACTCAAGCGCATTGAACACCCTGACGCAGAAGAATACTTACAAGCAGATTTAGACCGCCTGGATAACATGACAGAAGTGTTTTGGCAGTCTGCAGTGCAAGGCAATTTACGCAGTGCCGATATGGTGTTACGGATTATGCAAAAGCGTGCAGACTTTCTAGGCTTAGATGCACCCAAGAAGGTGCAAGCAGAGGTGGTGAACTATGACGGAACTGGAAGCATTGATGCAGAAGTTATCCAACTCGCCCGAATTATTGACTACATTGAAGGCGTTGCCGCAGACATCACAACCCTCCCTGAACAGCAAGATACGAGCAAGCCGAATAATTTGGCAAAGACTCGCAAGAAAAGAACAACTACCGCCTGAGGGTGACTGGAACATTTGGCTTTACCTTGCAGGTCGTGGAGCAGGTAAGACCAGGACAGCCGCCGAATGGTTGGCATGGGAAGCGATAGAAAACCCCGAAACAAGATGGGCAATCGTTGCGCCTACATTCTCTGATGCAAGAGATACCTGCGCAGAAGGTGAATCAGGAATCATTAACATTCTCAATCGCTATCACGCATTGTCACATTACAACCGCAGTAACGGCGAAATAGAACTAATCAACGGAAGCAAAATAAAACTATTTTCTGCAGACCAACCTGACAGATTCCGTGGACCGCAACACCATGGCGCTTGGTGTGATGAGTTAGCCGCATATCGCTACGAAGATGCCTGGCATCAATTACAGTTTGGATTGCGCCTCCCGAATTGTTGTAACGACAACGCCACGCCCTACGCCTTTGATTCGTACCCTCTCAGCACGCGCTGACGGCTCTGTAGCCATCACAAAGGGTTCAACCTTTGACAATGCTAAGAACTTAGCCCCAAGCGCTCTATTAGAACTACAAGCCCGATACAACGGCACGCGTTTAGGTCGTCAGGAACTCTACGGAGAAATCCTGGAGGACCAAGAAGGAGCGTTATGGACCCGTGGTCTGATTGACAGAAACCGAATAGATAAACACCCACCGTTATCAAGAATCGTTGTAAGCATTGACCCTGCAGTAACTAATACGCAGGCAAGTGATGAAACAGGAATTATTGTTGCTGGTTGTGATGCGGGTGGTCACGGATATGTTCTCTATGACGGCTCAATGAAAGGCTCACCGCTTGAATGGGCGCAAAGAGCAGTTCAACTCTATGACGAATACAAAGCCGATTCATTACTTGTGGAAGTGAACCAGGGCGGCGATATGGTCAGTGCAGTTTTGAAGCAAGTAAGAATTACTTTGCCTATCAGAGAAATCAGAGCGCATGTTGGGAAAAAGTTACGCGCCGAACCAGTAGCGGCAATGTATGAGCAGGGTCGTGTGCATCATGTTGGAACCTTTGCACAATTAGAGGACCAAATGACGATATGGACACCTCAAGATGCAGACTCACCCGACAGGCTTGATGCAATGGTTCAGGCTTTTAGCGACTTGCTTGGAAAAACTAGCGTTAGTC